CAACGTAAACCTTGAAACGACCATTCATCGTACCAGCAAAGGTAGTAGAAGTGTCATCAACATTTAGGCTGTTGTTAAGAGCAGGAGTGTAATCAAGAACACCAGCCATCTGAAGAGCGGACGCAACGTCTGCTGAACAAATGATCATGTTCCCTTTACCCCTACGAGTCTGTTGACCGATAGCATTGGCATCACGTTCTATGGCGAACATAAGACCCTTGAACTTCTCAACTGACCAACGACCATTTGAGTCGGTGTCCAAATCGAAAATACCAGCAGTTGTCGTATTCACTTGAGCACCAGCAACGGCGGTGATATAAAGTGAACGAACTACTTCACGATTGATCTCGGCAAGAATTTCAGAACTAAGAATATTAGCAAGTTCTGTTTCTGCGTCTAGACCGTGAATTGCTTTCAAGTCCTGTGCAAGTTCCATTGTATACTCTGCTTTGAGAGCACGTGAAACGGCAGTTACAGTCGATTTCTCTATGCTGAATGCCATCTCTGCGAAAGCATTGGTTCCACTGTCACCTAATGCTTCGGCTTGAGCTAAAGTCATACCAGTAGCACTTACATAAGTACCAGCAGAAGGACTGTCGTTCAAAACCGCAGGGTTGGTTTCAGTCGCACCAACATCTCCACCACCAATCGTGCCAGCGGCATTCTGGTTAGAGATATCAGGAAATGACTCGTCCATGAGAGCCTCGGCACCGTCCTGCGAAATGAATGAAGAACGCATCGCAAAGATAAGACCAGTAGGCCCTGTCATTGGTTGCACACCGCATACATCATACGCAATCAGGTTAGGCATCGCACGACGAACCAAAGAAATCAAAATGGGATCCCAGGTGTCCATTTGTCCACCTGACATAGCATTAACAGGAGCAACCTCAGTAAGATACTGGGCATCTTCTTTCAATGCTTTTTCTTGGTTATCGAGGAGTAGAGTGGTAACGGCCCGCTTGTAAGAATCCTCAATCTTAGGTAGATCGGGGTGTTCTAGCACTGGCTGCCACTTTTCCTGTAGATGTTCTGTCTGAAACATAGTTGTTTCTCCTTTTTTATTTGTTACATCTATTTATAAAATTATTAACTAGCACGTGCCTTGTTACGAGAAATAGCAGTCATATAAGACTTCATTGCATCACTCGTATCAACATCTTGTGCGGAGCCATCAGTTTCATCATCTGAATCACTTGTTGGACGTTGTTTTGGAAAATAACTTTCCTTCAGTGTGTTGAGTTTTTCTTTGAAAGACTCCTCATCACTAAAATCTACATCCTGTGTGAGTGATTTAAACTTTTCAACTTCAGTGTCGGCTAAGTCCTCGGAAACCTCAGATATAACCTGTTCTCGAACCAGTTCACTATTTGACTCTTTAATTTCGACATTCTTTTGAATTTCGGTATTTAGTTTGTCTTCCAGTTCGGAAATTTTATCAGATTGTGCTTCCAGAACATCATACTTTTCGTCTGGAACATCAATGTAGTGATCTTCAAATAATTGCTGTAGACCAGAAATAAAGTCTTCTGCGATTTCACCCTTGAGTCCTCTTTCAATGGCAAGTTCGTTTTCTTTAATCCACTCTTCAACAACATAGTTGAGATACGTGTCTACTTTCTCAGACAATTCGTCTTTAAAAGTATCCATTTCTGTTTCTTTTTCAATAGCAACTTCATCATGGATACGTTCTACTTCACCACGTACCTTAGATTTAACTGCTGCTTCGAAGATGGTTGCGGCTTTGTTTTTGAATTCCTCAGAAAGAGAATCATCACCACTCATCAAAGCATTGACATCTTCTTTTACGTCAATATCTTTAATGCGTTTTTCGATTGCTTCCTTCTTAGCATTCTCTAATGCCTCTTCCTCATCTTCATCTTTCTCATCATCCTCTTCTTGCTCGGCAAGACTAGATTGATATGCTTTTAACATCTCTTTAACTTCAGTTGCTTTCATACCAGCAAAAAATTCGAGATGTTGATCTTTAGTTCTTGGTCCTTCAGAAAGTTCTTCTCCTTCGTGCTCGACTTCATCTCCAGCAGCGAGTTTGCGTTTTAATTCGCCAACTTTTCCCTTATCGGGAACTCCACCACTAGTAGCAATCTTGCCCTTACTTTTTTCAGGGGAATCTTCACCTTTCTGTTGTGCATCTCCACCAATCTCTTTAGCCGCACCAGCGACTTTCTTGGCAGGAGCATCGGACTGTTCGGGATCAACTACTGGTTTCCCAGTATCTTGACGTTCTCCCTCGATTTTAGAACCTTTTTCGGCGGGCATTGAACCTTTTTTGGGTTTCATAGCATCTGATGCTTCCTCAAGCTCGTCAGTTGCTTCCTCAAGTTCAGCAATTACCTCTGCCTCAAGTTCCTCAATCGTCTTATCCAGTTCATTACTGTCTGACATAGGGATTTCTCCTTTGTTTTTGTCTTAGTTATTTATTTATAAATTATAACATTTTGAGGAATTTTGCGAACTCAAGTGCTTCGAGATTCGCTTCTCTTTGACGTTGTTTTACGTCAAATTTCTTTTTAACATCCGCAAGGTGTGCTTCGACAAGTGCTCCATTGCTCCAAACCCACTCTTTTCCTTCCATAACACCTTCTACGAAAGCATTAGGAGCGGAAGGATCTGCTACAATATCACCAGCAGTTGCTAAATAAAAATCATCTTTCACATAGTTTGCACCATTTTTCTGTTCCAAACTACCCATACCTCTAGAAGAAACACCCAATTTTGCACCCTCATCCATCAAATTTTTAACTATTTTACCCATAGGTGTTTCCATAATCTTTGCTTCACCAATAAAATCTTTCCCCTCTTGTTTTAAACCAGTAATCATATGGGACACTCTCTCTAGATTAACCGTTGGTCCATCTGGATGTCCTAACTCTCCAAAAGCACGATTTTCCTTAATAAAATTTTTGTCATATTTGGCAACTTCTTTTGCGAGAATTTCTGAAGGATATATTCGACCATTTCGGTTTTTCACATCTGATTGCATAAATACACCACGAATTTTATAGGATTTTTTACCATCCTCTTTTGCTTCCGTGATAAATTCTACATCCTCTACTGCTTCTGATATAAGTTTTAACATTTTTTTAATCCCATATTTTATATTTAATTGGTTGTTTTTTCTTTGAGTTGAATACAAAATCCCTAATATGATGTTTCTTACGATCCACACCCTTCTGAGGAAATCCAATTCCCATCAAAAGAAGAGGTTTTTCATCCAACCCTACAATCTGTTTAATTGCTTTTGCATCAAAACATTGACAACACCCTGTTCTATATCCCAACAATGAGGCAGTTAGATTTAAATATCCAGCAGCAATTCCTACCGCAACCTGTCTATCTCTATCTAACTCCTTTAATTTTTTCTCATCCCATTTACCAGTTTTAATGAATGATAATGTTGCTGCATTTCTATGCATATCATCACTCAAATCTTCAGTAAAATCATAGTTTTCAAATAATACTAAAAGGTTTGCCAGTGTTTGAGGGTTTGTTTCAAATCCAACAGGATCACCTTTCTTCCTCTTAGTACTAAATCCCTCCGTGTGTTCATGAACCTCTTCAATCACATCACGGTCTTGTATAAAATGCACTTTATAAAAAGCAATATTCTGTTTACTAGGACAATTTGTAACTGCATGTAACATCACATCCACATCGTCTTTAGGTATATTTTTACTCAAATTCCAATTACGTTGTGTATGTTGACTACGAATTACTGCCTTTTCAAGTTCTTTATGTGTATGCATATTATACATTACGTTATATTATCATAACCCGAAACTTTTCTAAACTTTAATACTGCATAACCATCAGATGCCCCATTTGTTACAAGAACATCACCATCAATACCTGTTCCAGCATTATTTGCTATAGAAGGCATACCGTCACTTCCTCCATATGCACCACTCCCATTAAGGGAAAGTGCAATAATATTTGCATCTGCATTCCAAAGAATGTCAGTTGTTGCTTCTACAGACCACCGAGCTGCCACTAACGACAATCTTGGATTGGTATCAGCACCAGCAAGTCCAGATGCATCTACGATAGATGCGGCACTATTAGTACTAGATGTAGTAATTTTAACTACATGTTCAAAGTCACTATCGACTAATGTTTGTAATACGACTGCCATTATTTGCTCCTAAATCGACAACATCTCTTTTTCAAAGTAATTCATTAGTTTCTTTTCAGGAACTTTGAATTTTTTTGATACTTGTAGTATAGTTTTCTCGAAACTATTTAGGAAATCTGAGGGTTTAGAATCCATTTTTTTAAAAATTTGATCAACAGCATTCTTCATCTTAGGAGACAATTTCTTGTACTGCTGAGATTTTTTGTGCTCATCCTTTTCTAAAACTGTGTTATAAACACCTTCAAACGTCTGACTCATCCGTTTCTTCCATTTCCTTACGTTGCTGAACAAAAGTTTTTGCTACTTCAGTTCGTTTATCTTCTAAAGAACTGCCTACTTTTTGAAGCATTGCAGCCTTGAAGGCATCTCCTGCCTCTACATTGTTATCCTTATCAACTTTATCTACAAATTCCCTACTCATTTTTTCTTCCTTTTCAATCCGTTTTTAACAAAAAAACTCTTATCAGATTCTATATCATCAGGTTCCTCTGGTTCTGGTTCCTCTGGTTCTGGTGGTTCTTCTGGTTCCTCTGGAGGTGGTTGTTCATTTCCTTGTGAATCGACAGGCATTCTAGTGATACCATCACTATAATCATCCATGTCTTGTCCACCATCTTCGGTATCCATATCCTGTTCTTTTTTCATTTGCTGTAGCATTTCATCTACTTCACCATCATTAAATCGCAATACTTTCTTCCAGACATATTCCTTACTGAAGAATGTACCCATATATGACTGCATAGTATCAAGCATTTCTACACGTTCTCTTAGAAGTTCTGCTTCTTTTAGTTCAGTGAAGTGACCATCTTGTAAGAAAT